GAATATGTGGGACAACTCCACGGTGCAGAATATGTGGGACAACTCCACGGTGCAGGATATGATGGACAACTCCACGGTGCAGAATATGTGGGGCAACTCCACGGTGCAGAATATGTGGGGCAACTCCATCTCCAGAGACAGCGAAAATAAAAAAATAAAAATTTCCAGCGAATGTGATTACGAGATCGTAAAAGAGGAAAACAAAAAATCATGAAAAATGTGGCAAAAGTTTTTATATCTATTGGACTTGTGATCGTGTTTCTTGGTGGAATGCTCGATGCGGATGGAACGTATTATGTTTTTTTGCTGATTGCAATGTCTCTTGGTGCGGTGGTTGCACTTATTGGAGTTGCGATCATGGATGTGGAGAAACGCCGGGAAGAAAAGCGGAAAGCATACTTTTACATGATCCGCCGGAAAGACAAGCTTGACGCTGATGTTGAGTTCCTTGGGGAATTTGAGGACAAAAAAATAGCACCATGAATGTTTTGGCGAACGCAGGTGCTATTTAACCGTAGGAATACAAAAGTATTTCTACGTTTATTGTAACACGTAGTTAGGTTTTTGGAAAGCGTGATTTTATGATTTACAGAAAATGCAGAATCTGTGGATGCAGTTTAGATCCTGGTGAAGGAAACATGTGTGAAGAATGCCGGGACGAGCAGTACATGAATCAACAGCGTGAGAAAGCGGTCAGATGCATGGTTTTATCTACAGATTTTAGACAGATGGAAATGGAGGAATTTTTAAATGCCAGCAACTAGATTATGCAGAACGGATGCCGGAAAGTTAATTGACGGACTTAAGGATTTATCGGCATTACTTGAAAACCTTGGTCTGGAAGATGGAAGTGTAAGACTTACGGCAGACGGAGATATTCGTGGAATATTTACCTTAGACAAAAATGTTCTGGAAATCATTATTGGAGACGACCAGAAAGAGGAAATGGTCAGGTACCGTGTTTAAGTCCGTGGAGGTAGGAAATGTACAGTGATTACATACCGGACAGTCTCGATATGCTCGAAGAGTACGAGAGGGACAGAGAACGCCGCCACAGATTATATGAGAAACAAGCCAGACGTGAAGAGCTGGCAGATATTGAATCAGAGGAAGAGAGGATAAAAGAAAGATGGAAGAATTTGAAAATTTAATTGTGGAAAAACTTATGTCCACTGAAAGAGATGGAATGAAAGATTTGATTGCAGCCATGAAAAATGATGGATTTTTTACGGCTCCGTGTTCGGGTTCTAACCATTTAGCAAAAGAGGGAGGTTTAGCAGAACATAGTTGGAATGTTCTTGGAATCATGCAGGATATGTCATTTTTATTGACACAAGGACCAGAAACTTTATCCGATAAAGCACAGAATGCCATTATCATTTGTGCTTTGCTGCATGATCTTGGAAAGATGGGAGATTATGGAAAACCAAACTATGTACCTAATATGATCAAGAGCCGGAAAAAGGATGAAAATGGAGAATATCCATTGGTACAGTCAGAAGCAAAACCATATGAGACAAATAAAGAACTGCTGTATATTCCGCATGAAGTGAGAAGTATTGCGATCGCTGAAAGATTCATCAAGCTTACAGAGGAAGAAGAGCAGGCTATCCTTTGGCATAATGGATTGTATGGATCGTTTAAATATGATATTTCCGGTAAAGAAACGCCATTGTATCTGTTGTTACATTTTGCTGATATGTGGTCAAGCAGAATTGTGGAGGAGAAGTCATGAGTTTAAAAGAGAAACTGTTGTTTATACAGGTAAATTTGAAAGCTCCTAAAAATTTATACAACTCTTTTGGCAATTACAATTATCGTAATGCAGAAGGAATTTTAAATGCTGTCAAACCTTATCTCGACGATAATAAAGTATCTCTTACTTTATCAGATTGTATGGAGTGTATTGGAGATCGAATTTACGTAAAGGCAACAGCAACATTGCATGACTGTGAAAGTGAAGAATCCATAAGTGTTACTGCTTACGCAAGAGAGGCAGGAAGTAAAAAAGGTATGGATGATTCACAGATTACCGGGACAGCATCCAGTTATGCACGCAAATATTCCTTAAATGGTCTTTTCCTTTTGGATGATGAAAAGGATGCAGATTCAGATGAATATAAAAAACAGGTGGAAAGACAGACAGAGGAGCAGGCTTTCAATGAAAGAGTAGAAAAAGAAGGACATGAATTGGCATCACAGGCACAGAAAAATTGTATTTTCGCAATCTGCAAAAAACATGGTGTTGATGTCAAGGAGCTGTATTCATCAAATAATCTCGATGAAAAGAAATTAACAAAAAATGATGCAACGAATGTAATTAGAAGTCTGAAAAAGAAATATGGTGATGATTAATGCATGCACTTGTAAAGATTAACCAATACCGAGAGCGGAAAGACGGAACAGACTTGGTTGTATCTGTTCCAGATCTGAAGCTTGGGGACATGTTCCAAAGAAAGAAAATTAGAAATGCCGAGATCAGGTTTGATGATGGCAGGCACATATCAGCAGAGCAGAGAAAAAAAGCATATGCAACTATCAGAGACATTTCAGATTGGACAGGATATCTTCCAGAAGAAATGAAAGAGATATTGAAGTATCAGCATATGATGCGTACCGGTGATGCGTATTTCAGTCTTTCCAACTGTTCTATGGACACAGCGAGGGAATTTATCAACACGATACTGGAATTTGCCCTAGAGAACGGAATACCGCTTTCTGACAATGCAATAGAACGTACAGATGACATAGGAAGATATCTTTACTACTGCCTGTTACACAAAAAATGTGCAATCTGCGGAAAAGACGGAGAGATTCATCATGAGGATGCAATCGGAATGGGTAATGACAGGAAAAAAGTAGATGATTCCAGTTATAAAAAAATCTGTTTGTGCAGAGAACACCATACACTGGCACACAGCCTTGGAGTGATCCGGTTCAGAGAGATGTATAAGGTCTATGGAATTGTTGTAAAGGATTTATAGGGTTGAAACACCTTGCCAAATGGCAGAAAGAAACCTATTCATGCAGAAAATGATATATCACGATTGTTGGAAGCCATGATTTCCCGGTGCTGTCATGTACCGGGAGAAAGGAGAAGTTTTGAATTTAGAACAGAAAACAATTACCTCAGTTGAGGTTGCGGAGATGGTGGAAAAAGAACATAAAAATTTAATGAGAGATGTACGTTCTTATGTAAAGGAATTAGGAGAGCTCAAAATTGAGCCCACCGATTTCTTTAAAGAAAATACATATAAAACAGAGCAAAATAAGACATTACCATGTTATGACATTACCAAGAAAGGCTGCGAGTTCATCGCCCATAAACTGACAGGTATTAAAGGAACAGAGTTCACGGCACGCTACATCAATCGTTTTCATGAGATGGAAGATGTTATTCAGAAACCGAAGTCTCCAATGCAGCTTTTGGAAATGGAGTTTGCAGCTCTCAAAGAAGTAGACAGTAAAGTGGATGCAATCAACAGAGATTTGCAGGATTTCAAGGAAACGTTGCCGTTGCTCCCATCGGACGCAGATGATGTGAAAGCGGAAGTAAATAAGCGGGTGATTGATTGCCTGGGCGGTAAGAACAGCAATGCATATCATGACAGCTCCATCCGTGGAAAGGTGTATTCAGATATTTACCGGGAATTAAAAAGACAGTTCGAGGTAAGCAAATATAACTGCATCCACAGAAATCAGAAAAATATCGCTATTGAGATCGTAAGAAACTATGAACCACCGTATGTACTGGCAGAAGAAATCAAAGACAGTAATGCGCAACTGAATCTGGAGGATGTCGATGGAGTATAAATTTACAATACCGTTGAAACCGATCACAAAAAAGAATAGCCAGAGGATTGTATTTACCGGGAGCGGCAGACCATTTATCATCCCATCCGAAGCCTACACGAAGTATGAAAAGGAATGCAGGGCATATATGCCGGATATAAAGACCATTGAAAGCCCTGTGAATGTAAAAGCTGTGTATTATATGCCAACTGGAAGAAGAGTTGATCTGACAAATTTGCATGAGGCATTGCATGACATTCTGGTACATTACGAGATCCTTAAGGATGATAACTGTAAAATCATTGTTTCCACTGATGGGAGTTATGTGGATGTAGATAAATGGCATCCTCGTACAGAAGTGACAATATCGGAATTGGAAACGGGGTGATCTGGTGGATGGCAACTACATAAAACTGAGCCGTGGACTTCTGGATTGGGAGTGGTACACAGACATTAATACAACCCGGCTGTTTATCCATATGTTGCTGAAAGCCAATTGGAAGGATGGAAATTTCAAAGGGACAACGATTCCACGTGGATCGTTTGTCTCGTCCATCGGGAAACTGTCGGGCGAAACAGGGCTTACAGACCGTGAAATTCGCACAGCAATTTCGCATTTGAAAAAGACAGGCGAAGTGACAAGCAAAACGACAAACAAATTTAGCGTATTTACAGTAGTTAAATACGATTTATACCAGACAACCGACAAACAGAACGACAAGCAAGCGACAAGCAAGCGACAAACTAACGACAAACTAACGACAACAATAGAAGAAAAGAAAGAAGGAAAGAAGGGAAGAAACACACCCCCTATATCCCCCGTGGGAAAATTTGGAGAGTTTGCCGCGGCCTATCCGAAACGGTGTACTGGTTGTCTTGCTGAAACAGAATACTGCAATGCGGTACTGGCTGGTGTACCGGAAGATGATCTGGTATTGGCCGCACAGAATTATGCAGATATATGCAGACGGGAGAAAACAGCAGAGCGGTATATTAAAAAGCCGGAGAACTTTTTACGAGAGAACTCGTTTATGCAGTACCTGAAAGGAGAGAACGATGGATCAGTTGGAAGAGATACTGGAACGCATGAAAAATCACTCAACGAACTCATGCAGGAACGCGGAGACACCGGAGACTTCCAAGGATTCTGATGTGTGTCCGATTTGCGAAGGCCGGGAGTGGATCTTGAAAATAAAAGACGGAGTTGAAATAGCAGTACCGTGTAAATGCCGTGAGAAAGCGGTCATGTCAAGGCGGTTGCGATTCGCAGATATACCGGAGGCATTCCGTGGGATGGATCTGAGATTGTTTCGGATGGATGTGTACAGAAAGCAGGAAAGTAAAAAGATGGTGTCAGATGCCTGTAAAATCATAAAAACCTATCTGGATGATTTTGAGAGCCAGAAGGAAAGAGGCATGGGATTGTATATCTGGTCAAGGACAAAGGGAAGCGGCAAGACGAGGATTGCTGCCGGAATCGCAAATGAGCTGATGAAAAACTATGCAGTGAAATTTGCGGTGTCGCTGACTATCCTGCAAGAGATCAAGAATACATGGCAGAGAGATACAAAATACAGTGAGAATCAGCTTTTGGACGCGCTCTACACCACAGACATCCTTGTGATTGATGATTTCGGAGTGGAGAGACCAGCGGACTGGATCAACGATAAGATGTATCAGATCATCAATGAACGTTACATAAACCGGAAAGTGACTATTTTTACGAGCAATGATCCGTTGGAGACACTACAGTATGATGACCGGATCACGAACCGGATCAAGGAGCGGACATATCAGATCGCATTTCCAGAAGAATCAGTCCGGGATCATATCGCAGAGCGGATGCAGGAGGAAATCATTGAAAAAGTGATAGCGAGTGGAAATATAAAATAAAAAATTAAAAGGAAGGTGGACAAATGCATAGCGTACAGCAGAGAAAAAGGGTGATTCCATTGAGTGTTTATAAGCAGGAATTAGCAAAATGCCAGTTAGGAGATAATATCGCGAATCACATGGGATATATTTTTACAGCCATTTTGTATGACAAGTTTGATATGACGTTTAAGCAGGTCACGAATTTTTATAGCAAAACCGTTGAGCGTCGGAAATCTTGGCAGGACGATGATGACGAAGCGGTAACGAGCGAGAGCATGATGGCATATTGCCGTAAAAAGAAAATTGATGTGGTCAAGTGGGTAAAATCAATCCCAATGTCACAAAAATTGTATATGGCAGATATAAAAAATGGACGGGCAGTGCTTGGCGCAGATCGGAATATCGAGAGCGCGCTTGCCTCCACAATGTATCTGACTATTCCGACATTAAAAGATTCTTACCGTTTCTCAAATGCCAAAATCGAAGAATTTATGAATTGGGTTGCCTATTACATTGATTCCTATTGGCGCAAGCAGCCAAAGAGTAAGGAACACTATCTGACGGATGAGATTATTCGGAATCAGTTTATTGAGGATGAAAATTGGGATATTGTAACAGGAAAAGCGGTGAAATAAGGATTATTAACATGGGAGAGATGACAAAGACAAGCGTAAAATACTGCCGGAAATGTAAATATTCGTACAATCACAGCCAGACAGAGATTATGCGTGGATATTATTCAAAGACCGGATTAAGGCGTGGATGCCCGATTGGGATGTGCGACAAGTTTGAGAAGAAAGGCAGAAAGAGAAAGGTGAAGTTGAAATGACGGATGAAACCAAGCAGGAGATAGGAGCGGCATTGATGTTGTTAAAAAATACACTGATAAGAAACGGTGTAAGCATAGCACTTGTAGGAAGTGAAGATACCGGAAAAGACGATGGATGCATTATGTTTTTTTGATACCGCAGAGTATTGTCGCACCGGGAAATTTAAAGGGATATCTGTTAAAACAATAGATTTAGTGAGATAGGAGAAAAATAATGTATGGAGATTGAAAAGAGAATTTATCCAGCATATGCCTTTACTGAAAATGAGAGAGAAAAGTCAATCATGAACAGCACAATTTATAAAGAATTAAAGGAAAAATACAGAATTTCAAGATATAAAGTTGATAATCTTGATGATTATGACATTGTCTTAGACTGTAAACCTGATATATATCGTTCGACATATAAGGTTATTAAAAATAACACGCAATTATCCGACTTAGAACTGGCATTAATTTGCGATGATGGAAGCCTTTGCTTTGGGTACAGCAGACATGGAAATGAGTTTTACATAAATGAGGATTAGATTTTGCGAGGTAGAAATATGATGGAGTGTATGAAAAGCATGGCGAAGAAGTCACAGGACGAGCCGGTAGAAATGGAAAATGAGCGTATGAAAGTTTCTCACTTAGATATTATCGTAACAATGATAGACAAAAAGCCATATTACGAAATCAAGTACAAGGAAATCGGATCGAATCATTATAGCGTTGGCTACAGCTCATACAAGCTGGAAAATGTTTTATCTTGGAGAGACGAGTGTTTTGAGGTCGTGGAGAAGCCACAGACCAATGCAGACCGGATCAGAAGCATGACGGATGAGGAACTGGCGGGACTTCTTAAAGAAGTAAAAGAAGATTATCAGTGGGCGAATCCCGACTATCCAGATTGTGAGGATTGTGGTGAATGGTTGAACTGGCTCCAGTTAGAAGCAGAATAGGAGAGAGCATGGAGAGATTAACGACAAATAAAAGCGTGGCTGACATGTCGATGATCGAGCTGGCACATAATAGCTGCTATGCAGATGATGAGCGCAATGCCAGATACAGAGATTACGATATGGAAATGGATGCACGAGATTTTACCAGAAACCTCATGGCCACATTAACAAAAGATGAATTGCCAGTAGATGACGCAGAGTTTGACGAGGAAATATTGGACAATTTAACGATAGATCCGTTTTCAGATGTCCGTGGTCTGATTGCCTTGTTCTACCGTAATATGTGGTCAATGGCAGATTTGAGAGAAAAGCTGAAACGTTATGAGGATGCCGAGGAGCAGGGATTACTTCTGCGGTTGCCGTGTGGAATTGGCTCAGATGTATATATAATTCCTAGCAAAGTCAATTGTGAATTAAATATTTTAAATCTGCACCCGGAGAACAACAAAGTTTATCATCAGAAAGTAGCCTTGATTACTTTTACAGAAAAAGGATGGTACATGGAGTGTGATAAGGATCGAGAATATGCTACAGACCGAATCCTGCCAGAAAAAATGTACAAGGAAACCTGGTTTTTATCACAAGAGGATGCCGAAGCCAAGTTGAAAGAAATGGAGGAAAAGGATGGAAGATAGATATTTATTCCGCGGAAAGTGCATTGATGACGGAGAATGGATGTCTGGTAGTTATTATGAACTTGCAGGAAGACCGCTTATTTTTAAACCGGTTTTCGCAAGTAAAAAAGCTGTTTACGAGATAGACCCATCAACTATTTGCCAGTGCACAGGACTTAATGATAAAAGCGGCAGACGGATTTTTGAGAATGATATTCTTTCAGGGCATATCGACGTTGAGTCTCCAGAAGATGAGACGAGAAAGCGTGTCGTGTGGCATGAAAACGGATGGTGTACGAATGAGCTGGGCTGTGATTACTATGAGGAACTGGATGATTTTGATTCAGAGAATTTTGAAGTGATCGGCAACATGATTGATAACCCGGAGCTGTTGGAGGTGTGACTATGACAATTGATGAAACTATATCACACACAAGAGAAGTCGCTGAAAGCCAAAAGATGTCAGCAAGACTAATCGAAGATAATGAGTATATCCCCGAATCGGTTGATAAAGAAGCCATTATATACGGAAATACTATATGTGCAGACGAACATGAGCAACTTGCTGAATGGTTGGAAGAACTGAAGCAGTACCGCGCAATCGGCACGGTGGAAGAATGCCTGGCGGCGGTGGAAAAACAGACAGCGAAGCGACCGAGAATTATGGGAAACGCAATGATTTGTCCATCATGCCCGAGATGCTTTAAAAGTGATAATTCCGCCCATTGCCCAAGTTGCGGTCAAAAGCTGAAATGGGAGGATGAAGAATGAACGAAAAACTTAAGCCATGTCCGTTCTGCGGTGGAAAAGCAATGTTCTTAACCATTAGAAATAAGCCATTACATTCGGATGTTGGGGTAATGTTCAAAATCAAATGTATGAAATGCGGAACAGAACTTCCAAAAAGCTATGAATGTGAGATGTACATGGATCAGGACGGAAGCATCAGAACAGGGAAAGACGAGCGAACGAAAGCAACTACAGATTGGAACAGGAGGGCGAACGATGGGAAGATTAATTGATGCAGATGCGTTTGAAAGGTCAGTTATGTGTAGTGATGCGGAGGATATGCAAGACGTAATTTACGCTTTGCGTGACTATCCGACCGCCTATGACCCGGATAAGGTCGTGGAACAGTTGGAAGAAGTTGAAAAAATAATGACATCACCAGTGAACAAAGATTGTTTTGGAGAAGAGTGTAAAGCATCGGACTGCATGGTATGCCTTATTAGTAAAGCAATCGAGATTGTGAAAGGCGGTGTGGTAGATGGCTAAAGCAATTTTGGTTATGGATATGCCGGAATCGTGTTTTGGTTGCAACTTTTTGTATTGTAACGCGGATGCAAGTATTGACAGTTGCCAGGCTATGGAAGTATCAAGAATTGTTGATTCTGAAACATACGAAAGACCAGATTGGTGTCCACTTCGGGAACTGCCGGAGAAGATGGAAGTGTGTGGGAAGTACCCGCAGCCAGGTAAGCCTATCCCGTCGTATAGATTTGGTTGGAATGCTTGTTTAGATGAAATTTTAAAAACAGATGGAATGAGAAAGGAGTAATGACAGAAGCCTTGGTAGACCAAGGTTGACCGCCTAAAGGTGAAGAAAGGCGAGAACAAAAGGAATTTAATTAGCGGTGTCGTATGGCACTATTGGGAGCCGTAATTCCTTATCCACGGACACAGAGCAATCTGTTAAGTGGTTGTCATGAAAAGATTAAAAGTATGTTGGGTAAGCGCAGGAATATCAAGTTTTATGGCTGGATATTTAGCAGGGAATGTAGACGAATGGATTTACATTGACATTGCAGACCAACATGAGGACAGTATCAGGTTTATTAAAGATTGCGAGAAAGCAATCGGGAAAGAAATTCAGATACTGAAATCAAGCGAGTACAGATGTGTAGAGGATTGCGTAAGAACATTTGGAGGATTTAGAAATCCGGCAAACGGATTCGCACCTTGCACGAACTGGCTCAAAAAGAGAGTGAGAAAAGAGTGGGAGGAACGACATAAGGATTGTGAATTGACTTACGTCTGGGGATTCGACCTTAAGGAAAAGAACCGGGCAGAGCGGACGATTGAAGCAAATCCGCAAGCCGCACACGAATTTCCGCTGATTGACAAAAACCTCTCAAAAGAAGAGGTACATGGATTGTTTGAACGGACTTTTGATTTTGCCCGACCTTTGATGTATGACCTTGGCTATCCGAACAATAACTGTATCGGCTGTGTAAAAGGCGGCATGGGTTATTGGAATCATATCAGAAAGGATTTCCCGGAAGTCTTTGAAAGTCGGGCGAAGTTGGAAAGAGAAGTTGGTTATTCAATCCTTAAGGACGGAAAAGGTAATCCGGTATATCTGGATGAACTTGAACCGAACAGAGGTAACATGAATACAGAGATTTTCCCCGATTGTGGGATTATGTGCTATTTGGCACAACAGTAAGGGAGTGATGGATGTTAAACAGATTGCTGGACAGATTAATTTGTTTGAAGAAAAACCTGTGAATGAAATAAATGAATGTCTCGGTGAGCCTTGTGCGCATTGTGATGTTGAATGGTGTTCGATTGCGTGCTTTAAACGAAGAGGTTACCAATGGGATTTATTGCACAGATTTGTAAAGGGAAGTGATAACAAGCCCCTTAGAAGAAACATAGAAAAGAGAATTTGTAAAGAAACAAGATTTGATTGAAAGAAAGGAGTCGGAACCTATCCGGATAAAAGGCGCGCCGGGTTCCTTTTGAAGAAAATGATACACGGAGAATTGATAGTTGACAATTTTGCTGGTGGGGGCGGCGCTTCCACTGGTATAGAAATGGCAACCGGATACAGTGTTGATATTGCAATCGATCATGATCCAGAAGCTATTAAGATGCACAAAGCTAATCACCCAAATACAGAGCATTACTGCGAAAATGTGTGGGCGGTTGATCCTGTCAAGGCTTGCAATGGGCATCCGGTTGGACTTGCCTGGTTTTCCCCAGATTGCAAGCATTTCAGCAAGGCAAAGGGTGGAAAACCAAAAGATAAAAATATCAGAGGTCTTGCATGGGTAGCCTTAAGATGGGCGGGGCTTGTAAGACCAAGGGTTATCATGCTTGAGAATGTAGAGGAATTTAAGACATGGGGACCGTTAAACAGGCGGCATCATCCAATTAAGAGCAAGCAGGGTAAGACTTTTGAAAAATTTGTGCAGCAGCTTACTGATCTGGGATACAAAGTGGAATTTCGGGAGCTGATTGCCGCTGACTACGGAGCACCTACCATGCGAAAGAGATTTTTCATGATCGCCAGGTGTGACGGCAAGACGATTGTCTGGCCAGAGCCGACACACGCACCGGCAGACAGTGAAGAAGTCAAGAAAGGATTGCTCAAACCATATGTTGGAGCATACACACAGTTAGATTTTTCCTTGCCATGTCCGAGTATCTTCGATACTTCAGAAGAAATAAAAGAAAAATACGGAATCCGGGCAGTGAGACCGCTGGCACAAAAGACGATGGATAGGATAGCAAGGGGATTTAAAAAATTCATTCTGGATAATCCAGAGCCTTTTATCATTCAGTGTAATCATGGTGGTGAGCGTAGACCGAACGATATCCGGGAACCAATGCCAACCATTACAGGAAAACACGGATATGGGATTGTAGAGCCTTACATGGTGCAGATCGGGCAGACTGGATTTACAAAAGACCGGAGCAAAGATGTCCGGGAGCCGCTTACAACCATTGTGAGTAAAAATGAGCATTGCCTGATAAGTCCTACGTTGATCCAGTACCATTCGGAAACCTCAAAAGATGGAGTAAGAGGACAGACTATAGAAGACCCAATCATGACAGTTGACAGCTCAAACAGATATGGACTGGTCACATCATTCCTGCATAAGTACTATGACGGAGGATATAAAGGTGCTGGGGAAACAGTAGAAAATCCGCTTCCGACAGTGACCGCATGGGATCATAACAGCGTTGTTACTGCGAATCTGATCCAGATGAACAATCATTGTGATGGGCGAGATTTACGTGATCCTATACCAACAATAACCGCTGGGGATGGTCACTTCGGAGAAGTAAGAGCATTTTTAATTAAATATTATGGGCAGGGAACCGGACAGGACATTGAGGAACCTCTTGATACAGTTACATCCAGAGATAGATTTGGACTTGTGACTATTGAGGGTGTAGATTACCAGATTGTGGACATAGGATTGAGGATGCTTGAGCCGAAAGAACTTTACGGATGCCAGGGATTCCCAGACGATTACATAATCGACCATGACTACACAGGAAAGACATATCCGAGAAGTGAGCAGGTCAGAAGATGCGGAAATGCAGTGTGTCCACCGATACCAGCAGCATTGGTTAGAGCCAATCTGCCAGAACTGTGTATTGCGGAACGAACACCGAACATGAGGATGGAAGCAGAGCAGACCGGACAGCTCCGGTTTGCGTAGTTAAATTAGAATTTAAAAGAGGTCAGCGACATGAGACTTGATAAAAAAGACCTAGAAGGATTGCTTGAATATTTGAAAGCTAATCCGCATGAAGCAGAGAGGTGTAATCAGTGTTTTAACTGTAGGAAACTGCAAAGGTGCAACATTGATGACAACGAAGATGAAAACGGAATGTGTAAAGAGTATGTTCCGGTGGGGCATTAAACTGAACTATATAGTTGAAAATTAGAATTAATGGAGGAATAGTAGCATGATACACGCTATATGTGATTTTTGTGGTAAGGATTGTGATAGAACAGCAACGCTACTGTCTATGACACCTTTTCAAAATTTTGCAAGGTATCATACAGATGATGAACCATATGGAAATAGAGAAAAAACTAGAAGTTTTGTAATCTGCTATGAATGTTGTAAAAAACATAATCTTCCTAATCCGTATGAAACATATTCAGGAATTACTAAGCAAGAGGGGCATTATGAGAAATGCCTTGATAATTATACAGATGTTGACCTTGTAGAAGATAAAAAATACGATAAGAGATTTTATTAAATTAGAATTTAGCGGAGGCATATAGATGGCAAATAAAAAAGCTAAGAGAACTTGCGAGCAATGCATTCACGAACATGCGTGTCAAGCATGGAATATGGGTATAATTCAAAATATGGACGCAACCAATTGTAAAAATTATGAGACTGTTAAAGACTCAAATGCCTATTTTTTAGGAGCAAGGAACGCAGAGGATGATGCATATTCAAGAGGCTGTCTTGCCGGAATTGAATTAGGACATAAAGAAGCGTTATGTGGAATAACACAAAAAGACGCGAAAAGTATGATTAACACATTAGACATGTTCAAAAGTCTTGCGTTTAATATTCATGGAGCGGTTGATATTGTTGATGATAGAAATATCAAGCAAATGAGAAAAATTTTAAATCAAGTAAACTGAACTTTAGCGGAGGTATTGAAAACATGGATAAAACAACATTGCATTTTTTCACTGCAATAAAAAACGGTGAAGTAAAACATATAGGAAAAAGCATTATCATACAGCCGGAAGTAAAGTTTGGCGGTGGCACGATAAAATGGTTTGACGACAAGCAGTTAGTGGAAAATAAAGGAGAAGAGACATGTTAAAAAGAGAATATAAAAGAAGAGAACCGACAAATGAGGAAAGAATATTTTTGAAGTCGAGAGGACTTATACCTGACAGCTGGCTAATATTGTACGAAAATAAAAGTGTATTAGTGGTTGTTAGTAGAAGGAGATCATACCGAAAAGTATTAAAAAAACCAAGAAAGAACCGGTAAAAAAATACATATCAAAGAACAATGATTAAATGAATAAAAATATAATAATGTTGCATGAATAAGATAATATATTGTGTTTTTATGAACTTATATATGGTATAATGTTGTAAGAAACTTAGGCGTCACGCATGGGGAGATGTTTAAAATGAGCAGAGAGGAAACGATAGAGATATGCACACGCATAGACAATTACCTGGGCGATAAAATAGCAGAATCAATTTTAAATAATATCTCATATGACAAAATGGAAGCACGCTATGGGATTATGCCGATTTCTCGCACGCATTTTTACAGAAAAAAGAAAATGGCATTAAGGATGCTTAACAGCCGGAGCTTGTACGAAGAAGAAAGCAATGGACAGTTACGCATAATACTTTGATTCACGCATAGAACTGCACGCATAGCGCACGCATAGACAAGTTTTTCTCACGCATAGGATAAAATATAGCACGCACAAAAATGGATGTATTGGAAAAATATTATAACATACCAAGTAATAACCGGGAACTACAGCATAGAGAAAAGAGCAGATCAAATAGGTCTGCTTTTTTTATAACTAATAATACGAAAAAGTATTAAAATATTAAAAAAACACTTGACATCAATACGAAAAAGTATTAATATATAATCAGAAAGAAACAAGAGAACACATTAGGAGGTAGCGATCATGAAAAGATATAATTTATCAGAAATTATGAAAAATGCATGGGCATTAATGAAAGGAACAGAAGGTTTTACATTTGCAGAATGTTTGAAATTATCTTGGAAAAATGCAAAAGAAAACGCTCCTAAGAAAAAAATAATGGTAAAAAGACACATTCAGATCATGGAAGTTGCCAAATGGGTTCTTAAAAAAATGGACGGTGTTTCTTTCTTAGCACTGGACGCAGGAATCGCAGCTGATGATATTATTCTTGAAAGAGAAACTGAAAAAGCTATTGAAATCTCCACAGAGTGGGATGGATATAAAAAAATAATGTGGCTGCCGAAATCAGCTTGCTGTTACAGATTTGCATAAAAAATAGGAGGAAAAAGTATTATGACGTATGAAGAATTTGCGAAAGCGACACCAGAAGAAAAGAAAGCATTTAGAAAAAAGATGCAGGAAAATAGCATCTCAATTAATGATTTAAAAGCTACTTTGAAAGTACTGGAACAGTATGGGAAGAATTTTGAATGGATTCCAGAATATTCGAAAACGTTAAAAGCGGCTTATGATATTATGGCGGTTGAGTACGAGAGAGAATTAGACCAGGAAGCGCATTCAGAGGTCACAATCGAGATGGAGCAGGGGAAAGACATTCCTCTGGCAGAATGGGCGAGAAATCATAATGTTTCCATAGCAAATGCCAGACAGCGAGCAATCCGCGGAACACTACCTGCTCACAAAGTCGGTAATATTTGGATGATTAATGAATTTTCTGAAAATAAGGATAAGAGATTTAAGGATTGATATTAGGAGATAAAAAAAATGACAAACGAAAAATTATTTGCATTATTAAAAAAAGAAACAAACATGACTGATAACGATATCCAGAAACATATCGAAGACGGGATCATGGTTTATGAGAACACCGAAGCCGGTTTTGCAGATTTTAGAAATGATGCACTGGCAGGATTGAATGATGAAGAGGATATCCCGGAGATGTGGGATGAGCTGGACATCATCGGAGATTACAGAATGGATTTTTCATCGTAAAAAATGTATGGAAAAGGAGATAAAATTATGTATAGTTGCGTCTTAAAAAATAAAGAAGGTATTATTTTTGACGAAGGAAAAGATTTTGAAACATTAAGAGAGACTTTTAAATGGGCTTCAAACAGGGGACGTTGGTATGTTGTACAGGTGGCGGATGATAATGGTAACGAGTGGGAAGCCTGCGTCGCTGAAAGCCTGAGCGAAATGAGCTTTAGGCTTAAAACAATAGATGGTCTTCTGCGTACTAGCGGGTACGCCACCATGAACGAGGCGAACTTTGATGATATTGTAAAAAAATGTAAATGTAATGAATTTGGGGGAACTTATTACTTAAGATTTTAAAAAAAAGCGGCTTGAAATATAGCCGTTTTTTTTATGCCTAAAAATGGAACAAAAACTATTAAAAAATATCTTATAATAAAATTATAAGTAAAATGATGGGAGGTGTGCGCCTTGGCAAATTTAAAAGGAAAAGTGAAAAAGCTGCAAACTGCGATTGTCCAGCGTGGATTGATCATAAAAATAAATCAGCATCAATTCTACAGCGAGGATCAGAAGCGCATGATTACGATTTACAGAATCCTCACACCAGTGTACACCTTTAAGAAAAACAAACAAGAATGGAAAACAGAAGATTATGAGATTCTTAAAACGGCATCTATCCCGGAAGTAATATTCTGCTTGATTGATATTTATAAGGCGGTGAGCGGATGAAGGGAGAACTCACACCGAAATGGAAAGCTTTTGCAGATGAGTATATAAAGAATGGCGGAAATGGCACACAGGCATACATAAGCGCAGGCTATAGTGAGAATGGAGCAAATCGAAGTGCACAAAAACTGCTGACAAAAACTGTCATTAAAGAATATATAGCGGAAAAAATGGAGCAAATCGAGAAAGAACAGCACCGGGATATCATGTCACTAGCAGAAATCCAAGAGAGAAGAAGTAAAATCGCAAAGGGCGAAGTTGTGGACGGTCTCGGATTCTCCCCAGACTTTTCCGATCAGCTTAAGGCAATGGATGGACTGGAAAAGGCACTGACCATAGCAGAAAAGCAGAAGATCGAGCGAGAGGAAAAGGAAAAGCGAGAGAAATCGGCACTCTGGACGATCCCGATCACGGACATTACATCCGACTTTGTGGAGATATACCGGACAGTGCATGAAGCTTTTGCCGGAGAGATAGACATACACGAGATCATATCGAAGGGTGGGCGTGGTTCTATTAAGTCCAATTTTTGGGGGAATCTTGCATATGAGACGATCAGACAGGATCCTCAGGCGCATATCGTATACACAAGACGATATAAGATTGACTTGAGAGGATCTGTTTATAATCAGTTTATGAAGGTGGTGATCCGGTGTAATGATCTGGATAACTGGGACTTTAAGCAGTCTCCGATGTGTGCGGTGTATAAGCCGACCGGGCAGATGGTAATGTTCGTGGGAGCTGATAAGCCTATCAGCTTAAAATCTTTCAACGTGCCATTCGGATATGTTAAGATGCTGATCCATGAAGAGTGCGACGAGATGGCAGGTGTGGAGCAGATGGATAACATAGAGGATACATTTTTGCGAGCAGATACACCAGCACTTGACATAAAAATTTTCAATCCTCCGAAGTCAAAAAATAACTTTATGAACGAGTACACCGAAGAGTGTAAAAATAAGCCACAGACACGGATCTGCCACAGTTATTATTATAATGTACCTGTGAAATGGCTTGGAAAGCGATTCTTCGAGCGTGCGGAGTGGTTCAGGATTCATAAACCATTATATTATAAAAATAATTATCTCGGAGAAGTCACTGGAACAGGCGGCGGCATCTTCGACAATTTAGAAATCCGAAAAATATCGGATGAGGAGTTAATGACATTTGACACAGTAAACCACGGTTTGGACTTCGGATACACACACCCACAGGTGTTCAGCCAGAACTATTACGATTACGAGACGGACACTCTTTATATTTTTGGCGAAGTGTATTCTAAAAAATGTAAAAACTCTACCTTTGCCAGGAAGATAAAGAAATTTATGAATGTCGAGATTATATGCGATTCTGCCAGACCGGACGGAATAGCAGAGATGCAGGACTGGGGATTCAATGCGATCGGGGCAAAGAAAAGATGGGGAAGCGGAAAAGGAAGGGATTACTGCTGGGAGTGGCTTCAGCGATGCAATAAGATTGTCATTGATCCAGAACGTTGCCCGAATACAGAAAAAGAGTTTACAAAGGCAGAGCATGAGCAGCTTCCAGATGGTTCATTCTCGGATGCTTACCCGACCTTAGAAGAGGATACGATCATGGCTAACATTTATGCACTGAACAGGATCATCATGACCAGCCGAAGGAATGACGGTCTTTATGATGATGAGGAAGAAGACAGTGACGATTATGAGGATTAAAAAATGAATTTTTTTGAAAAAATAAGGGAGACGATCATGAAGTTTTTTAGAACAGATGCAGAGAAAGAATTTAATGTCGAGTTTATCACTTCTCCGGAAATAGAAAACTCACAGCAGAGATGGAATGACATCATTAATAATAGCCCTTTTTGGGTTGATCCGAAAAACAATGACATCAGGACGATAAATTTCGCAAAATTCCTCTGCCAGTACACAGCGAAGAAAGCATGCATGGATTTGTCAGTGAGCATAACCGGTTCTGAAAGAGCAGATTTTATTAATAAGTGCATTAAGGCAATGGTTGACACTTCTATCAGAGACAAAGTCGAAGATATGCTCGGAGTTGGTGGAATTATTTTAAAGCCGAACGGCTCGATGAATCCAGACAACATAATCGATTATATTATGCCGTGGGACTTTGCGATTACAGAAAAGACGAGCAACGGAGATATTAGAGGATGCATCTTTATTAATCGACTTATAAAAGATAAAGTGTACTACTACCGGCTTGAATACCATCATTTCACGACTTCAAAAAATAAAGAGGGCGAAGAGATGAACGTGTACGAGATCCAGAACAGAGCGTTCAAGTCAAACAGCAGTAACTCACTTGGCAAAAAGATAGAACTGCATGACGTTCCTGAGTGGTCTTCAATTGAGGAAGCCGTTAATATTATGAACGTAGAAAAGCCGCTGTTTGCCTATTTGAAAACACCATTCAACAACACGATCGACTACTCATCTCCGGAAGGTGTATCGATTTTCTCAAATGCACTTATGGAGCTTAGAGATCTCGATATAGCCTGGAGTAAAAAAGGAAATGAGGTTGAGGATTCTCAGCACATTACTTTCCTTGATGATAACGCGCTGACAAAACAGGGAAAAGGTGGTACTCGTGTCTCAACAGTGGAGCTTCCTAGGTTCGTTAAAGGATTGAAATTGGGGCTTGATTCAAAAAGTACGATTGATGAACACGTCCCGACCATGCTTACTTCTGACAGAATCACAGACATTAACAGCGTTCTTTCTATGATCTCGACAAAATGCGGATTCTCACAGGGGCAGTTTATCCTCGATAGAAAGTCTGGAAAATTGACAGCAACACAGGTTGAAAGTGACGATAATGAGACTGTAGAGACGATTAACGATATTCGGAAAAGCATAAAGACAGCATTAAAAAATCTCATTTATGCAATCAACGTATTCTGCGACCTTTACGGAATCCCTGCCGGTTATGTGGATGCATTGGATGATGATGTACCGGACGAAGATATATTTTATTTTAAAGATTTGCTTGCGAGCTTCGAACAGGACAGATCAAGAGCATATAATTTAATGATTCAAGGTATTTATTCTAAGCGTAAATACCTTAAGGAATACGAGGGATTCAATGATGATGAAGTAGATGCCATGTTTGCAGAGAGAGCGCAGGAAGATGCGGAAAGGAACAGTGGTGGTCTGTTTGGAGAAGAGTAAAACAATTCAAGGAATACCGAAGCTTTCTAAAAATGGTATTTTAAAAGGTGGATATATTATCCCTGAACCTGAACCGCCGGAGATGGTTCAAGTAAAGCTTCAGAAAAAGACTGCGATAGAGACGATTAAGTTTTATTTAGAAAAGTGATAGAAATGGATGCGTTAATATGAAATATAATAAAGTCATTGGAAGCTTTAATATTAAGCTTGATACTAAGCGAATAGATGAAAATTTAAGAAATGCGCAGAATGTCCTTGATGAGCAGGTTGTAAACGACATGAGAAAATACACACCTATGCAGCAGGGCGATTTGAGAAATAAGACGCAGATAAAAGAACCCGGATTAATTACAGTCGATACACCATATGCGCATTATCAGTATGTTGGCGAGCTTTATCTGACTGCGGACGGTAGATCATGGGCGAATCGTGGAGAAAAGAAGTATCCGACAGGAACAGAATTAAAATATCACACACCGGGAACAGGTAAACGATGGTTTGAAACTGCAAAAGAAAATCACGGTAAGCAGTGGATTGATCTTGTTAAAAGAGAGGTTGGGAAAGGATAATGCTTAAACCGGATTACTTTTACGGAAAAACTGATAAACTGGTTGAGATGTATCAGGAATTGGAAGATTGGATTATAAAGGATATTTCTATGCGTCTGATAAAATCCGGTGAATTGTCAGGAACTGCCGACCGAGAATTGTGGAAACTCCAACAGATGGGACTGCATAACACAGAGATTGTAAAAAGAATATCTGAAATGTCTGGAAAATCAAGAAATGAGGTTCGCAGATTATTAAGGGATAGCGTTATGACATCATTCTCAGATGATAAGGAAGTCTTGACGCAGATATCAGCATCTGATATTATATCTCCGCTAAAAAATAATATGGCAATTCTGGCAATGAATGCAGAGTTAATAAAGACATCCGGTGAACTTGATAATTTGACAAAAACAACCATTAACCAGACACAGAAAGACTTGCTCAATATGCTGAATGAGGTTGATTATAGAGTTGCATCTGGAATGCAATCTTACAGCAGTGCAGTCTGTGAAATTCTGGATAGATATGCAGAATCTGGTGTTATGGTAGAATACCCTGCTGGAACGAAGCGTTCTCTTGAAGCGGCAGTGAGGTGTTGCATCGTCACATCTATGAATCAGACTGCGGCACAGGTGACGAACATTTATATTGTACAAAATAAAATAGAGTATGTTCTAGTATCAGCACATCCGGGTGCCAGATATGATAAAAAGAATCCAACAGGGATTCCATCTCACAATCACTGGCAAGGCAAGGCATATAAAATAATCGGGAGCGAACCAGGATTTCCGAATCTTCTTGAAAGTACAGGTTATACAATAGACCCTAAAACCGGAACGGGAACTGTTGTAAATCTCTTAGGACTTCACGGATACAACTGTAGACATTCACATGGACCGTGGCGAAAAGGCATGGTAAATAAGTACCTTGATGAAAACGGAAATGTGAATATAAATGCAGATGAAAGTCAAAAACTTTATGATTTGCAGCAGAAGCAGAGATTCCTTGAAAGAGAAATTCGTAAAACAAAGCGTGAAATTATGACCAAGAAACAGGAACTTGATATGATTGCCGAAACAGATGTAAAAGAGATCTTGCAACCTCAATATGATAAACTGGCATATAAACTGCGAATGCAGAATAAAAGGCTTCAATCATTCTGTAAGAATAACGATCTTCAATTGCAAGGCGATAGAACGAAGGTTTCTGGATTTAGTAAAAAACAGTCTGCGATTGCAAATGGACGAGCAACGGCTTATAAAAATAAAATCGAAAAAAATGGTACAACGAAAATGGAATAATATGTTATTATAATAATGTGTTAACCATACATACTTGGTTATCCACCTTTCTTTAATTAATGCAGTGGAACTCAAGCGAGATAACAACTCACCGTCATAGCCGGAAACTCCCCCAAATGAGGTAAAGCAAATGAAAAACATTGTTACGTGCTTTACCAAAGAAGAAAAAGAGCATATAAAAGAATTGTGTGATTTCACACCGACAGAAGAAACGCTCTTTGATTTACGGAAGAAAGAAAAGTCGCTAGAAGAATGTGCAGAAATTATGCATATTTCGACTAAGACAGCCGGACGTATTAACGTCAAAATGCAACATAAAATTCTTAAGGTAACTGGACAACATTTCACATAACTTTCTCCTCATTAAAGGCATCCGTTAAGGGTGTCTTTTTTGTGTCCTTTTAATGAGGTTTTGCTGGGGTGGTTCAATTGTGTTGTTAATAATAAAATTAAGATAGAAAGAGAGGTTTATTATGTACGAGTATCAGAGATATAACCAGTATTCTTATCCTCAATATCAACAGCCACAGCAGATTCAACAGCAATTCCCACAACAGATAATTCCGCAACAAGCTGGACTTTGTGGAAGAATGGTTAATTCTGTTGAGGAAGTCACAGCGAATGACGTTCCTATGAATGCACCATTTGCCATTTTCCCGAAAGCAGATGGATCAGAAGTTTATATAAAATCGTGGAGTGCTAATGGGCTTATTCAGACAGTGACATATAAACCGCAGTTAGACGGAAAGCAGAACGAATTACCGAAAGAAGACACGGCAACATTGTTTGCCCCGATAATGGAGCGATTAGACCAGATAGAAGCTAAAATAACTCAGTCCCAAAGGACTACCAGAGCAAAGAAAGAGAGCGATTCTGAATGAATTTAATGCAGATGATCCAGTGCGGTGGAAACCCTAAGATGATATTAAGTCAAATGATGAGCAACTCTCAATTTTCAAATAATCCGATCATGAAAAATACATTCGACATGATGAACCGTGGAGACAGTAAAGGTCTGGAACAGCTTGCCAGAAATTTGTGCAAAGAAAAAGGTCTAAACCCGGAAGAAATCATGAGCCAGTTTAAACATTGATACTATTCTTGCAAGATTATGTATAAATAAATTTTATTAGGAGGAACACATATGTTTAATTCATCTCCAAGTTTAGCGGACATTGCCGCCGTTACTGGTGGAAACCGTAATGATGGTGCATGGGGCGATGGTGGTTGGTGGGTTCTCATTATTCTCTTTGCCTTATTCGGTGGATGGGGCGGTTATGGATTCGGTGGTAATGGTGGTGGCGGTTATACCGCAACTGCGGCTACACAGGCTGATATCCAGAGAGGATTTGACAATTCAGCAGTCATAAGTAAACTTGATGGCATTACAAATGGTCTTTGTGATGGCTTTTATGCAGTAAACAACGGAATGCTGACAGGATTTAACACCATTCAGCAGGCAATTAATGCGGACACAGTAGCAGGAATGCAGAATGCAAATGCTATTCAGTCTCAGCTTGCAAATTGTTGCTGCGAAACTCGTGAAGCTATCCAGGGTGTAAACTTCAACATGGCGCAGAACACTTGCGCATTACAGAACACCATGAACAACAACACGAGAGATATTATCGACAGCCAGAATGCCGGAACAAGAGCGATACTTGACTACTTATGCCAGGATAAGATCGCAACGTTGCAGGCAGAAAATAATGATTTGAGACTTGCAGCATCACAGGATAGACAGAACGCACTTTTGACTACCGCTATGACAGCACAGACAAATCATATTATCAACGCTGTTAATCCATCACCAATCCCAGCATACCAGGTGCCAAACCCGAACACATACATTCCGTATGGATGTGGTTGCAATAATGGATGCGGATGTTAGACAACTGAATAATTAAAGTATCTTAATCGACAAGATTATGTCTGCATAGCAGTATTACTTAAACACAAAGGGCAGACTTTAATGTTTGCCCTTATATTTTTGAAAGAGAGGAAAATATTATGTCAGAATTTACAGCCAATGCTTTACAGACTGTCCTGCAGGGAGAAGATGTCGCATTTACTGAGACACCGGTTTGCGGAACAAAATGCATCGTTCACAGACAGGGAAGCGGAGTAGTTAAGTTAAGGGGAATCACAAACCAGTGCAAAGCCAGATTCCTTGTATCTTATAGTGGAAATATCCAGATCCCAACCGGTGGAACGGTGGAAGCTATTTCTCTTGCAATCGCAATTGACGGAGAACCATTACAGTCTACAAGAATGATCGTGACACCTGCGGCAGTAGAAAACTTATTCAATGTATCTGCACAGGTTTATGTAGATGTTCCTTGTGGATGCTGCAGCACAATAGCGGTTCAGAATACATCTGGACAGACTATCGATGTTCAGAATAGTAATTTGATCGTAGTAAGGGAGGCCTAATATATGCATATTGAAAGAATTCATAAAATGCTCGAATGCCTTGCTGAAAAATCCTTATGTGAGATTGAAAAAGGGATTGAGAATGTCAACACAGAAGAAATGGGAGAAGTGATTGACATGATAAAGGATCTGTCAGAAGCAGAGTATTATGCCACAATTACTAAGGCAATGAACGAAGCGGACGAAGCAGATATCATGGAGAAGCTTTTAGAGTATGGGGATGACCGAAGATACTATGATCAGTATCGTTATGCTAATGGAAGATTCGCACCTAAGGGCAAAGGAAAACGAAGAGGATATGATGAGCCACCATATTATCACATGTACCCGGATGATTACGAAGATACAGAGCACAAGAGAGACATGGATAAGAAAGACCTGAAAAGGATGTATACAGATACCGGAATGATGGGAGATAGATCATATCAGAGGGATTCCAGAGAGGGAAAAGCCGGTATTTCCAGACGTACTTATATGGAGACCAGAGAAAACCATCATGGCAATTCAGAGGAAGATAAAAAAGAGCGTGCAAAAGCAAGAAAAGATTACTTGCGAGATATGCAGATGGATATTACTGAAATGACATCAGATGCAGCCCCGGAAGAAAAGCAGATGTGGAGAAATGAATTACAGATGATGTTACAGAAAATCTAAGAGGTGAGCGCAGTGTTTAAAATCAATGATGTTGAATGGAATATTTTATATGTAAATCCTAATAGTGAATGCTTGATGCGTTCAGATGGAACAATTACACTTGGTGTTACAGATTGGAACACACGAAAGGTTTATTTGTCAAATTCATTAAGCGGAAGTCTGTTAGAGCGAGTTCTATCTCATGAGTTGGTACACTGCGCTTCATTTTCATATGACTGCCAAATTCCAATAGATGTAGAGGAAATCGTAGCGGATTTTCTGTCTCTTTATGGAAAAGAAGTCGTTGGTATAGCAGATGATATTTTGAATGGGGTAATTGAAAATGGATGTTATAAAGCAGTATGAGGACTATATAGGGCTTAAAAAAGAATACATTAAAAATCCTACATTGGAAAATAAAAATGCAATGATAGCCAAATTAGAAGAGTACGGAAAGTATATATACGACCAGTGCAACAGATTAAAAAAGGATTGCATTGTGGAAGAAGAAAAAGAAGTACTTAGAAGGTATTTCGGTGGGAAATAGTAAAAAGGGGGTGGAGTGATCTGCCCTTTTTAAAATGGTACAAAAAGTTGTATGAAATATGTTAAAATATATATTGAAAAGAATATTAAAAGTACCGGACAGAAAAATGGATTCTGTTCGCTAACCTAGAATAGTTATAGGATGATGCATGGCACGTCCTATTTTGGGCGTGCTTTTTTATTTTTGGGAATTAATTCAGTGGAAGAAGACACGGCTTATATCCGGGTTGTCGAGGGTTCGATTCCTTCATTCCCAATTGCCAGCTATGGAGTAAATAGCAACTCAATCGTGCCGGACTGACCGGAGTAACAACTTGGAAAGAAAGAGGTAGAAACATGGTAAACGTAGCAAAAGAATTAAAGAAACTCGGAATTGAAATTTCAGACGAACAGAAAGAATCTCTTAAAAAGAGTATGGGTGAAGAGCTGTATTCCAAAGAAGAAATGGAAGACAAAGTTAAAAAAGCTTCATCAGAATCCGAACAGTGGAAAACCCGGGCAGAGTCAGCAGAGAAAATGCTTGAAGGGTTGGATGGAAAAAGTCCGGAAGACATTTTAAAAGAGCGTGACGACTGGAAAAGACAGGCAGAGGATTCAAAAAAAGATTACGAAGCCAAAATCGCAGAGCATGAGAAGGATGAACTTTTGAAAGAAGCATTTGCGGAAATCGAGTTTACTTCTGAATCTGCAAAGAAAGCCATTATGGAAGATATTTCCAAAGGCGTAAGCGTGAGAAATGGAAAGCTGATAGGGTTTAGTGATCTTATTGAGGAAGCTAAAAAGACAGATGCAAATGCATTTGTAAATAAGCAGAATCCTCCACAGGCGCATTTTACAAAACCGAATGAAAACAATTCAGGTGGTGTTAAGCCTACAACAAGAGAGAGCATTTTATCTATCAAAGATAGATCAGAACGTCAGAAAGCAATTGCCGAAAACATTTCTTTATTCCAACAGTAAAGGAGTTTTATATGAACAAAAACAGATTAATGATGAACACAAATTTGCAGTTTTTTGCAGCAAACGTAGGACTGATTACAACAGGAGACATTGATGTAACGGCAAGGGAAATTGATTTTGTTACATCTTTTGAAAGAAACTGGGAAGCTTTAAGAGAAATTCTTGGGATTTCAAGAGCAATTAGAAAACAGCCGGGAACTGTTCTTAAAAGCAAATATGCAGAGGGAACGTTAGAGAGCGGAACTGTAGCAGAAGGTGATGTGATTCCAAGAACACATTACGCTGTAAAAGAGAAACCTTATTCAGAGATTACTCTTGAAAAATATGCAAAAGAAGTTTCTATCGAAGCTATTAAGGATCATGGATATGAAGTAGCTTGTGAAATGACAGATGAAGAGTTCCAGACAGACCTTCAGGATGGAATTACAACGAAATTCTACAACTATCTGAAAACTGGTACACTTACAAACACTGCAAAAACATTCCAGATGGCGGTAGCTAAAGCTATTGGATCTGTCAAGAATAAGTTCAAGTCAATGCACAGAACTGCTACAGGAGTTGCAGTGTTTGCAAATATCATGGATTTCTATGATTATCTTGGAGATTCAAACATTACTTTGCAGACAGCCTTTGGACTTACCTATATCAAGGGATTCCTCGGAGCAGACATTATGTTCCTTTGCTCTGACAACGAAATCCCAGCAGGAAAAGTTCTGGCAACAGCTGTAAACAACATCGTTGCTTATTATGTAGATCCATCTGACGGAGATTTTGAGAAAGCCGGTCTTTCTTACACTGTCAGCGGAGAAACAAATCTTATCGGATTTAAGGTAAAAGGCGATTACGATCGTGCAACCAGCGTAACTTATGCACTGTTAGGATTTGTACTTTTTGCAGAGTACATTGACGCAGTGGCTAATGTTTCTATCACACCGGGGGAATAGATCCCACTACACAGGCGGTAAATGCTAGTGGGGAACTCACGGAAGAATACTTAAACTCTCTTACAGTTGCAGAAATTAAGGCACTGGCAGAGAGTAAAGGGTATTCACTGACCGCAACAAAAAAAGCTGATATTATCAGCGAAATCTTATCACAGCAATAAGGAGTGTGGAGCAATGTCATATGTAGATTTTGAATATTACCAAACGAAATATGGTGGAAGTTTGTTCGAAAGCGAAGAAGACTTTGCTCCATATGAAAGAAAAGCAGAAAGAAGAATCAATGCTATCACATCAAACAGGATTTTGTTTTATTCTCAGCCAGAATCAGAAGATACATGGTGGGATAATATCAAAGATTGCACCTGCGAAATAGCTGAATTGCTAAAGAATGTATCTGAGTACTCCGCGGCAGTTAATAACTTTGGTGTTATTGCAAATACGGACGGAACTGTAAAAGGGAAAATGATTAAGAGCATGACTTCTGGAAGTGAATCAGTATCTTATGATGCCGGAGCATCTTCTTCGACATTTGTAGAGCTTGCAAAATCAGAAATAGCACTTAATAGAAAGTGCTACGATATTGCATCAAATTACCTAACCGGAATGGTTGATTCAAGGCATGAAAACCTTTTGTACATGGGAGTTTAGCTTATGGGAATCGGATATAAAGATGCCGTGGTTTTATATAACAGGCATTACAACGACACTTTAGAAACTGAATATTATTTCGGTACTCTATTTGAAAATGTAAGAATCGAGCTTACACAGGCAGAGAACATAAGCAAATCTGGAATGAAAGATGCAGATAGTTTTCTTGTAAAAATCCCGAATGATGGCACATTGAATTATGCTAATTCGCCAGACTGGGAGAACATGAGCGAAGAAGAAAAGTTAAAGCATTTCACTTTAAGAAGTAATGATTTTGACTTCGTAGTGATTGTAAAAAAAGATGAACTTCTCATTGATAGGGAATTGCCGGTTGGATTAATTAATTCAGACGATTATCCGGGTAAATTCTTCCAGTACATGGTAAATGAAAAAGGGAATTGCTACAAAGTGAATACTATCGGTGTTTACAGCCTTATACCAAGGTTTGAGATTGGAGGTAAATGATTTGGATGAAAAGACAAAAATAATGCTTGTATCAGATGCAGAAACGGCGCAAAGAGCTATCCTTGATATGATAAATAGTTATCCAAATTTTCCGCCCGGTTTCAAACCATCAAATTCAACAATCTTATGGAACAGCATAAAAGATACTCAGTCTATTGGAGTTTTTCCGGCGCAGGATCCTGTTTATTTGAAAAAATATGTCAGCGGTTCTTATGTCGGACAAATGACGTTCCAGATCGTATACAAAAGCAATCCAACAACAAACAAGGATAATATTGCAGCAAGCAATCTGCTTGAAAATATTGCAAAGTTCCTTGAAAGTGGAGAATTTACATTAAAAGATAAAAATTTTGATGCAGAACAAATAAACCGCACATCGGATGTATTTTGCGGTACAGCAGATGGAAAAACAACAGAATTAGCAATTAATATGCAGCTTAAATATTTTTATAAAAAATAGGAGGAATACTCATGGCAAAAGACAGAACTAACATGGTCTCACTTTTGGATATTGGAAGCCTTATGGGTGGAAAAAGTGAAAAGCTTGCTGAAATGGGTGATGGTTTCACAGAGCTTTCTGAAGACTGGGGACCTAACACAGAAAGCACACAGTACGTAAACATGAAAAATGCAAGCAACTCTGTAAAAGGGTATGCATTTTCAATGTCTCCAGAAAGAGAACATTTGTCAGATGAAATGCAGACAGTGTTTAATGATGTTTTTAAAAAACTTCCAACAGGAGATCAGTGCGAGACATATTATTATCGCTTCTTTAAAGCTGATATTACAAGCGGATCCGGCGATTGTATCCGTGTCCCAGTAACTGTATGTGCATCAAGCACTGGTGGAGCAGGTGGTGATATTTTAAAGTCTACAGTCCAGATTAATGGAAATGGAGATGTAGAACTTGGAACAATCACTATTGCTGGTGATGGATCGTTCACATGGGCGCCTAAAGTAAGCGCTTTGGCTTTGGATGAAGATTACCCAGTTTCATAGGTGTTAATTAAAAATTAGCATATGTGGGATGCCTACCTTTCCTTGGTGTCCCACATTAGGAAAGGATGTTAAAAATGGAAGAAATTAAATTAAGCAGTGGCATAAAAAAAATTGCAATAAAAGACGAAGACGGAGATCTTATTACAGTTATAACAGTAGATACAGCGAATGCAGACACAGCTAAGAAGTTTGCAGGTGTAATTGATAAATTAAATAATATATCTCAAAACTGTGAAAAAGAAGCCGCCGAATGGAGAAATAACCACAAAGACGATATGAATGTGGATGATATGAATGTGGATGCAGCATTAGAACTGAACAGCATTCGTGTAAAATATCTTAAGCAGATTACGGAAAGTATAGATGGGTTGTTTGGCGAAGATGCCATGAAACAGATTTACGGAGATATTGTCCCGGATGAACTTGCAATCGTGGAGTTTGTAGAGCAGGTTATCCCTGTTATGAATAAGCTTTTCAATAAACGTTTTGAACAGGTGCAGAACAGATACAATGTAAGAAGACGTGGGGCAAAATAATGAACAATGTCATGCTGGACAATTTGCCTACTGAATGGAACGGATACAAAGTAAATACCGATTTCCGCATAGGTATGCAGATTTATATTTTGCAATATGACAAAGAAATGAATGAGTACGAGAAAACAACTTCTATTCTTTATCTTATGTTCTCTGATGAATACGGAGAACTTAGAGACCATCCACAGCACAATGAGTTAAATGAATGTATTTCCTGGTATTTAAACGGATGGTATCACGACAATACCGGCAGTAGCAAAAATACAAAGCGTTTTATTGACTATGATGTAGATCAATGGAGAATATATGCAGATTTTTTGCAGATATACGGTATTGATTTGTCCGTAGCAGATATGCACTGGTGGAAATTTAATGGCTTGATCTGGAATATGCCAAGAAGATTATCTTCTCTCATGGAGGTAATTGAGATCCGACAGAAGAAGATTGAAAAGAACATGAGTTCCAAAGAAAAAGATGCAATCAGAAACGCACAAAATAAATATGCTTTGGAACAGTCAGAAAAAGAGTATACCAGCGAAGAAAAAGAAAAGATAGACGATTACGATCGTATGATGGAAGAAATAAGAAAGCAGAAAGAAACAGAACAGGAAGCATTGAAACAGTTTAAGAAATGAGGGTTTTAGCATGGCTGAATATGATGGCGAAATCAGAATAAAAACGTTGATTGAAAATGGAGAAGCATCAAGTAAGCTCATGCAGATGGAATCACAGTTTCAGAAGCTTGCAAGAGAAGCTGATAAGTTTTCCAAGACACTGAAAGAACTGGCAAGTCAAAAGATTCCAACAGAGGAATATAAGGCTGTGCAGATGCAGATAGAAAAAGATACTGCTTCTCTTGATAAACTTCTTGCCAGAATGGATAAATTCTTAGAAACAGGTGGAAGCAGTAAAAGCACAACCTTCAAAAGAATGCAATACGACGTTGAGGAATTAACAAACTCAATTAAATATGCAAAAGGCGAGCTTGCCGCAATGGAATCTTCCGGAACTGCTTTTATAGATCCTACAACTACAGAGGAATATAGCAAAGTATCTGAAAAGCTTCTTGATGTACAGAGCAAACAGGAAGTCCTTAATCAGAAGATGAGAGAAACAGTTGCCAATGAGAAATCTATTGGTGCTGGTGCAAAAGACATTGAAAAAGTAGGAAAATCAGCAAAAAAATCCTCTGGCTTAATATCTGACATGACGAAACGAATAAAGCAGACAGTAGTTAGTTTTGCAATATTCGGTGCGGTTATGAAAGTATCTCAGACCATATCTAAAGCATTTACAGAAGGTATACAGAACATGGCGAAGTATTCTTCTGAATTTAATAGAAAAATGTCTGAAATGGCAAGTGCTTCGGCTACATTGAAAAATTCTATTGGAGCATTGACAGCGCCTATCATATCTGCATTGACACCAGCAATCGTAACCTTATGCACATGGCTTACGAATGCTATTAATGCTATGAATAGATTTATTGCGGCTATAAGCGGAAAAAGCACTTGGACAAAGGCAAAGAAGCAGCAGGTTGACTATGCGGCATCTCTTGATAAAACAGCCGGTTCTGCCAAAAAAGCAGCTGGAGCATTGGCGGCTTTTGATGACTTGAATGTATTGCAGAAAAATGATTCTGGAAGCGGTAGTGGTGGATCTGGTAGTGGCGGATCTGATTTATATGAAGAAGTCCCTACTGGAAAAGAATTATCAGATAAAATCCAGCCATTTATAGATTATTTAAAAAAATTAAAAGTTTCTATAAAAAATGGATGGGATGAAACCTGGAGCAATTTAGATGTTTCTTTACAATTTGATAATATTAAATCCAGTATAGAAAGCATAAAGAATTCATTTTTAAATATTTTTTCAGATAGTGAAGTTTCTGCATCTGTTGATAATTTTGCTATGACTTTTTCAAGGTCACTTGGAAGCATTTCGGCATCTGTAGTAAGCATAGGTGCTACCATAGCAGAAAATCTTCTTGGTGGGATATCTATTTATCTTGAAAGTAATTCTGAAAATATAAAAAATTATATTATCGACATGTTTGATATAGCATCTGATATTTCAGTGCTGGCATCACAGGGAGCAGATGCATTCGCAAATGTATTTTCTGTATTCGGGGATGAAAACGGACAGCAGATCACAGCAAACCTGATTCAGATTTTTTCGGATGCATTCATGATGGTTACGGAGAATGCGGCAAAATTTGGAAAAGATATTATCGATTGCATCGTGACACCTTTTGTAGAAAATCAGGATGCTTTAAAAGATGCGTTAGATGGACTTCTTGGTGTGATTTCGGATTTAACAACGACTATATCAGACGGTGTACAGCATGTGACCGATAAAATCACAGAATTGTACGATGAACACATTCATCCGTTTATCGAAAATGTAAAAAATGGAATGTCAGAATTAATAGCAAAATTTCTTGAATTCTGGAACACTTATGTGCAGCCTATTTTACAGAATCTGGCGTTAATGTTTGAGGATACCTATGAAAATCATTTAAAGCCTGTGTTTGATAATATTTTCGAAATAATGGGAATCGTGATAGACATACTGAACGATTTATGGACAAATATTTTACAGCCGATTATTGCATGGATTATTGAAAATGTGCTTCCGGTAATTTTGCCGATCATTGAAAACCTGAGCCAGAATATAAAAGACAGCGTCGATTTTATTTTAGATCTGATCAATTTTTTGCTGGCAGGGGTAAAACTTGTATTCGCCGCAATTCATGCATTACTTACGAAAGACACAGACAAAGCATTACGCCAGACAGAAAAATCGGTAAAAGATTTTGTGAACAGTGTAATTCAGTTGTTTGAAAATATGGTAAACCGTGTTATTAATGGTATCAATTCATTAATTTCTGGCTTTAACAGCATTGGATTTGATTTACCTGATTTTTTGGGTGGCGGATCATGGCATCCAAGTATTCCGACAATTCCTACTGTAAATCTGCCTCGTCTTGCCAACGGTGGCGTAACAACCGGAAGGACACTTGCAGAAATCGGAGAAGCCGGAAGAGAAGCTGTCCTGCCGCTTGAAAATAACACCGGCTGGATGGACGACCTCGCGTCAAAGCTTGCAAGCAAAATGCCGGACTACAGCGGTGCAAAGACAGTAGTACTGGCGGTGGATGGTAAAGAGTTCGCAAGAATCAATCTACCGTATTTACAGGATGAAGAAATAAGACTTGGGATAGCGGAGGGATAAGATGTTACATAAGTATACACAAGGACTTATCATTGATGGAATTACATATAATATCCCGATGGTGTCTATCCAGAGGACACTGGACTTTCTGGAAAAGTATGCAGAGAGGACAGAGGACGGCGATATTAAGATCGAGAGTATCGGACTTTATAAGAATTATACAATTTCCATCGGAACAATCGATGATGTAGAAATGTATGACAAACTGATAGATCATATCACGGATTGCGAGAACCGATTCCATCATGTATCACTTCCGGATGCTAGTAAGCAGTTTGATTTTTATGGGTATTTTTCCTCTATTAAAGACGAAGTGGAAAAGGTATTGGACAACGGGGCACAGTATAAAGGCTTGTCTTGGAAAATGACGAGCAAGAAACCATCAAGGACACCGTAAGGGGGCATTTATGAGAACATATTGCAGGGCAGAAATGAAATTTATAGATGTTACCGCACTTGCAGATGCTGCAGTTACGACAGATGATAACCAGAGCATAGGTTCTGTTGGACTATTTGCAGATCAGACGAAGCAGTCCGATTATGGAACTTTCGAACTGAACCAATTTATACTTGATGGAAGTAAAAGTGTGCTGCCGGAAAATCCAAACGATATTGCATTCTGGAGCGAGGCATTATCAAAGGATGGCTGCACGTTTGAAACGAATCCCAAAATCACGATCACATTTAAGGAGCAGCATACATCCGCAGCGATCACACTTTATTTTGAAGATGAGCCACCAGCAGAGCTGAAAATCACATGGTATACAATCGCCGGTACAAAATTAATCACAGAGACATTTTACCCGGACAGCCTTATTTATGTTTGCAATACACAGGGGCAGAATTATGGAAAAATTGAGATTGAATTTGTAAGAACAAGCTTTCCACAGAGATATATTAAGCTTCAGTATATTTTATATGGAAAATATATCGTATGGGATAAGGATATGATCCAGACAGCCAAGGTGCAGGAGGACATTGATGTGACATCTGCATCCTTGTCTATCAACGAAGCGGATATTTCAATTGTTGATATGAATAATGATTTTGATGCAGAAAACGAAAACGGAGCATGGAATAGTGTGCAGAAAACACAGGAAGTCACTTTGTCAGAGTTTAATAACGGAAACATGATTCCTATGGGAGCATTCTTCATCGACGATTTTTCTTTTTCAAAGAATATTGCAAAATTTAAGCTAGTTGATGTAGTTGGGTTATTAGATAAGTATACATTTTATGAAGGACAGGTATATAACAATGTCCGTGCAGGAGTGATACTGAATGCAATATTTGCAACAGTAGGAATAAAAAAATATGTAATTGATGAAGAAGTAGGTAACACACTTTTAAGTGGCTATTTAGCCATCCAGACGTGCCGTAAGGCATTGCAACAGGTATGCTTTGCGTGTGGTGCGGTTGCGGATGACAGCCGGAGCGATACCATCAAGGTTTATAAGCCAGACAGATATGTGAAATCCACTGTCGGGACGGATCGCAAATTTAATGGAAATACGAAAGTATCTCTTGAAAAATATATCTCTGGTGTGAATATTGAGATGAAAAACTATGCATTGGAAGAAAAAAACTCAGACATTTATAAGAAAACATTGCCGGCCGGAGATACCAAGATTACATTTTCAAGTCCATATCTTCCATCGTCCATCACGGCAAGTGTCGGCACGCTGAAAGAAGTAAAAACAAATTATCTCATCATTAACATGCCGGATGCCGGACAGTGCCATATTACAGGTATTAAATATGCAAACACGACTTTTTCTTATGAGAAACGTGTGGATAAAATCGAAGCCGGGGAAACAGAAAATATAAAGAAGTACAGTGGATGCACCATTTATAATGCTGATATATTACCTGATATCGCCGCTTATCTTTTGGATTATCATGCCTTGAGAAAAAAGGTGGGAATGAAGTACCTGGTTGACTTAGAGCGGGTAGGAAATTGGGCGAATATAAATTCCATCGGTGGCAAGACATCGACAACATTGATTGAAAGCCAGACGCTTGATTTGACCGGTGGATTTATCGCAACGGCAACGTGCAGGGGTTACTCAATTGTCGTTACTGAGGATGTATTTGCCGGAACTGAATTATATACGGGAGGAGATGTGATCATCTAATGGAAATGAGACCAATTATATATAGCGCAAAATTATCCAGTCAGAAAGTCACAACGAAAACCAAAGTAACAATAACGGTTGTGGCAGATGATGTAGAGACATATTACACAGAAACAAAATATACCAGGTCCAGCAATCATGAACTTATAGCTGGACAGGAGATAGGAGTGATTTAATGGCAATTGTAAAAGTAAGGGTACAGGTTGATGGAGTGTGGACGAATCTTACTTTAAGTAATGGAAAATGGGTTGGAACAATTACAGCCCCTGCAACCACATCATACAATCTGGCCAATAAGTATTATCCAATTAAAATTGAGATTACCAATGATGCAGGAACTGTAGTAACGAAAGATGCTACAGATGCCACTTTAGGAGAAGCATTGAGACTGATCGTAAAAGAAACGATGAAGCCTGCAATCACACTGGTATCTCCATCAAAAGGCGCATATGTGACAAACAATAAGCAGCCAATCACCTTTAAAGTCGTGGATGAAGCCGGTGGATCAGGAGTTAAGCTGTCATCTGTAAAAATTAAAGTAGACAGCACTACATACACAACTTCAAGCACAGGGATGGTGAGTAAAGGGATTACAAATGGTTATCAGTTTACATTTACACCACAGACAGCTCTTAAGGATGGAAGCCATACCATCACGATCAATGCGTCAGATAATGACGGTAATGCAGCAACGGCGGTTTCTTCGACATTTACGATTGATACCGTGCCACCAACACTTACGATTTCATCACCTACGGCCGGACTTATCACAAATAAAGCAGCACTGAACGTGACAGGAAAGACTAATGATGCAACATCCAGTCCAATCACGCTGACAATGACTTTAAATGGTACAAGTCTTGGAACAGTGACCGTAGGATCAGACGGAAGTTTTACAAAGGCTGTGACACTTGCAGAGGGAACAAACAGCATTGTGGTGACTGCAAAGGACGGAGCCGGTCAGACGACAAGCATCACACTGAGTGTTAAGCTTGATACAACAGTTCCAGAATTAAAGGGAATCACACTTTCGCCAAATCCGGTAAGCACGAGTGCAAGTGTAGCTATCACGGTTGAGGTAAGCTGATGGCATCCGGAACGATCAGCTTTGAACTGTCGACAGACATCACTTACGTTGCCGGGACTGTAAATGGTGTTGAGACAGTTTTTATCCAGGATGAAGCATATCCGGTGAAGTGGCGTGCAGCGGTAGATGTGGCAGAGGACAGCTTATATCACATTTACCTCGAAATGTACGATGAGGCAGGAAATAAGAGCATCTACGAGAATACGATCGAGTATATTCTGCCGTGGTTTATTTATGACCGCACACAGGCGGATGTAGACCGGGTACAGGCACTTCGGGATATAGGCTGGGAGAATATGACTGGTGATGAAAAAACAGAGTGGATTAACGGCATGAAGGGAGCCTTTAATCTATCTGATGTCAAGCGGAATGAAAATAACTGCTATGTCATTGCACAATTGCTGAATATTTCTCTGGTCACTTGTAAAGATAATCTCCCTGCATATCCGGATAAAACATATTTTGACAGTCTTTTAAAGAATGTGACAGCACTGCGGAATGCCGGTTATCGGTATGTAGAGACACCGGAAGTTCCGCAACAGCCGATTAACACGTACCAGAAAATCAATGATATTGAGAAAATATTACATGACATTTATGAAGTTTATAATTCAAACTTTGTTCATTACGCAGGCGAGGAAATCTATGCCGGACAGAGCATTGGATTATTATTATAAGAAAGAGAGGATTTTATCATGGCATTTAATTTGAAAACATGGGTGAATCGTATTTCCGAGTACCCGAACAGAAGAAAATTAACACATGAGGACGGCAGCACGGAACTTGTGACCGTAGCGCGAGCAGAGGGACAGATCTCAGCAGAGGGAAATGCATTTTCTGCGGAGGAGATGAATGATCTTGAGAACAGGATCAAGGGTGGGTTCGAGGAAGTCACCCAGAGTTTAACTTTGTTAAACGAAGGAATCCAGGCTGTTAGTAAAAAACAGAACTTTTGTAAAGGCAGTGACCGATTACTTACTGATGTCTTGCAGATAGACTTTACAAATCCAACCGGAGAATCTAATAGTTATGGAGTGATTGCCACAGAAGACGCGTCAAAGTTATTAAATTCTCCTGTTGCAGATGGTGCATTTTACGCATATAGAGAAGTTTTGACGATTAAGAGTGCTTCCAAAAACTACAAAGTAATTGCAAGGTTGACTGAGGCATACCCTTCGCCGGGAAGGACATGGATTAAAGCTTATAATCCAGATATTTCTGACTGGAGTGATTGGAAGGTAATTTAGTTATCCTTTGTGTCTTTTAAATGAATTGTATAGTTCTGCATACAGATAAATAATTGTAAGTTAAACTCTGGTTATGCGAAGTAAAATGGAACAAAAAAATTATTCTGAAATATTATAATTGAATTATACAAAAGAAAGGAAGATGATCCAATGGAGATGTTAAAAGAAACGTACACGATTGCTTTGCCTATCGTTCTGACAGCATTAATGGGATACATAGTGTGGATTTTGAAAAATCAGAAGTCAGACAGAGATGCGAATAGCAGAGGAACGATGCTTTTGCTTCGAGTACAACTGATCGAGTACCATGATAAATACATGGCTCTCAAAGAAATTCCATCCTATGCCTACCAGAATTTTATGGAAATGTACAATGCCTATCATGCGTTGGGCGGCAATGGAATGGTCACAAAGATGAAACACGAAATTGAAGAGCTTCATTTGAAGCAGAAAGAGAGGATTTAAACATGACAGATTTGGGATTTTTAACAGAATTTATGGTGCCTGTGATCGTAGGCATTTGCCTTTGTGTAGGCTATGTCGTAAAGAAGTGGATCAAGGATGTTGATAATAAATACATCCCTACCATTTGTGCGGTATTAGGTGTGCTTTTAGCCATTTGGATTAACAGATGGACAGTTACAGCACCTATTTTATTAAGTGGATTATTCAGCGGTCTGGCAAGCACAGGACTGCACCAGTTATTTAAGCAGTATATTGAAAAGAAGGAGGAATAAAAGAATGGTTATTAACGTACATGCAGGACACAACCCGGACGGAAAAGTAGCATGTGGAGCTATCGGAATCATCCGTGAATCCACAGAAGCAAGAAATGTAAAAAATGAGGTTATCAGACAGTTGAAAGGCCTCGGACATACAGTGTATGACTGCACTGTAGAGAACGGGACAAGCGCAAACAATGTGCTTTGCAACATCGTAGGAAAATGCAATGCTCATGCGGCAGATCTTGATGTGTCCATTCACTTCAATGCAGGTGCGAAGGATATGTCTGGAAACGGACGGACAACAGGTGTAGAAGCATATATTTATAGTGATAATAGCAAAGCAAAACCATTTGCAGAGAAAATTGTGAAAGCAATTGTAGCACTTGGATTTAAAAATCGTGGTGTGAAGATTAACAAAAAGCTTTACGTGCTCAATCACACAAAAGCACCTGCGATGCTGATTGAATGTTGCTTCGTGGATGATAAAGACGATGTAGCACTGTATGACTTTAAGAGCATGGCAAGTGCGATTGTTTACGGAATTACAGGACAGCAGTACATTGAACCATCCAATAACATATCTGATGATGATGCCGCAACTTCTGGATCAGAGACAAGCGTAGGTGATAAAGATTCTATTTATCGTGTACAGGTCGGAGCGTATCGCAACAAAGCAAATGCTATTGCCTTGCAGGAAAAATTGAAAGCAGCAGGATTTGATGCTGCGATTGTAAAAGCGTAAAACAAAGGGCGGTTAGAATTTCTAATCGCCCTTTTTAATAGACTTGTACTAATTAATGTTAACCGCTAGGAAATAGTTATTTAGTACAAGTCCTAGATATAAAATATAAAGCCAGTAATTTCAAAGGCTTCATTCAAATAAATTTCTTTTATTATTCTATGCCAAAACTCTTGTTTTCCTTTTTGATCTAGTTGTTCGTAAAGTTCTTTCCAGTCTTCCGGAATCTGTTTTTTAAATTCTTCAATTCTTACAACCTTGTTATTGGATAATTCTTCACTTATTGAATTTATTTTCCCGGACAATATACTGTATTTCTTTTCGTATTCTGGAATATCAATTCTTCCTTTTTCAAAAAGGTAATTTAGTCTTTCACGCTCCCCTATTGCATCATTAAGTTTCTTATTCAAATTGCGCTTTGGTTTACCTGCTTCTTTTTTTACATCAAATTCAAGATTTTTTAATGCTGCATCAAGATTTTCAAGAAGATATTTTTCTGTTTTTGCTTCTGATACTAATTTTGTTTTGTGCAATTTCTCGTTTCCACCAAACCAGCATCGTTGATATTGCCGGTGCTTTTTGGTCTTTCTGTCTATACTGTAAAAACTTGACATTTTTCTGCCACATATAGGACAACGGAATAATCCACTGAATAAATATATATGACCGGACGGAGCGTATTTTATCTGATTGACACTTCTTATTTCTTCCATTTGGTCTTTAGTGAAATAAGGCTCACAGAAATGGTCATTCTCCCTTACTTTTCCAATATACAGATCTGATTTAATCATTGTGTCTAATTTGTGACGTGTGAAGTCTGGAATTAAATTTTCACGTACCCATAAAACAGTGCCGCGCTTGCTTTTGGTTGCTAATAAATAATCAAATATAGCCCTTGTCTGTTCCTCATTATCATGTACGACTTTCTTTACGCCATCTATTTTCTCTATTTTGAATCCTATAGGCACTCTGCCAGTGTAAGCTTTCCCCTCACGGATTTTATAAGCTGCGGTGTCTTTGTATCGTTCAGATATGACCGCCCATTCTAATTCTGCCATGTTTGCCATCTGGTACATAAAGTTCTTTCCGTATGGCGTGGAAGTATCGATCTGCTGACTCACTGATATCAAGTTACATCCTGCGCTTTCCATGTCGTGATAGAGGTTACAGAAATCTCTCATATTTCTTGCTATACGATCATATCTCATAATAACAACTGCATTGATTCTTCCAGCCCTGACATCATCCATCATGCGCTGAAAGTCCTTTCTTTTTGCCGTGCTGTGCCCTGTGATCGCATAATCTCCAGAATAAACGATTATATTTGCATCAGGGTAAGTTTTATTAATGTACTTTCTACAATCGTCTATTTGCTGTTCCATTGATTCTGAATTATCATCTTTTTTTGATTTTCTTGGATAAATTGCTATGTTCATTTTTAACTCCCTTTAAAAAAAGTCCCTCATTTGCTAGAGGGACTGTATACTATTCTATTTCTATAATATCTGCCGAGTATCCAATAACTTCTCCAACGCTTTTAATATGAACTTTTAGCGTTATAGTATCGTCTTTGGACATTTCCATTACCTTTGCTTTTACATCATCATCTTTTATATAGCATTGGACACCAACAATTGCAAATTTGTCTGTCTGAGAGAATACCCCGATATACTTACCGTTGCTGTCAATAACATCTAATCGACCAGTAATTTCTAAGTATTTGTCATTGTAAGTATCTTCTGCTTTCATTGAATTGTTTTTCAAATCATCCATCATGGTGCTTACATCAACCGCAGTATATTCAATTTCTGGCTCTGATTCGGTCTCAACTTCCTTTACCTCTGGTGTCGAATTTTGAGTTTCGTTTGTGCTTGATGATTGTGAAGTGGTAGTAGTTTCTGAATTGTCGGAATTTCCACCAGAAGCAGAACCGATAGCTGCAAGAACCAGGATCACAATTAAAACAATCGCCCATTTCGGTAAACCTTGTTTCTTTTTGCATACTGGACATATCTTTGCTTTCTTAGGAATCTCCGATTGACAGTGTTTACATACTTTAGTATCTTTTAATTCGTTCATGATTTTGAACTCCCCTTTCTTTTGATACTACAATTATAAAGCAAAATGATTATAAAACAATACATTTTTGTCATTTTTTTATGACATTTTTTTGCAAAATGAAAGTTTAAGATAAAAACAAATGGATGCGTTATTGACTTTTCGAACATACGTTCGTATACTTTATGTATCAAATAGAAAGGTGGTATTGGATATGGGAGAGTTTAAAGAGAAAATAATAGAATTAATAGAGAAGTGCATGGACGAGGATGATCTCCGAACCATATATGCATTTATAAAGAGGTTTTTAAGATAAAAGAAAAAGACAAGGGTTTGCGCATTGCCCTTGTCTTTCTTTTTACTTCTTTACAAGCTTTTCTGCAAGCTTCTGAATTGTGTTCCAGTCGTTTTCATCCAGTTCTGAGATAGCGGCTATAAATCTGTACCTCTGGTCTTTTTCCCCGGCTTTCAGTACATCTGCAAGAAATTCAGCTATCTTTTCATTCTCGGTCTTTTGAATAAACATTTCGCCGTTTCCGGTCTCTAGCCATTCCACATCAACATTAAACAATTGACAAATAAGTTTAATCGACTGGGTTGATAAATTTCTTTGACCAGTTTCTACTAAAGATATGAAATTTTTAGTTAAACCAATTTCTTTAGCAAACTTTTCTTGTGACATTCCAAGCGATTTTCTCAACTGTTTTATTTGCTCATACACTTATTATCACCTCCCACTAGTATAATAGTACAAAAATCACACATTGTCAAACAAAATATTTAAAAAATGTTTGACAATACCAACTAAGTATGATATTATAATCACACAAGGTAATACAAACACGAAAGGAAGTGAGCAGATGAGCGAAAAACAGAAAGAATCCCTTACAAGACTGGCTGAAACAGTATCACAGCTGGACAAAGAAAACTTCAACTATATTCTCGGTGTTGCGGATGGTATGGCAATCTCAAAGAAACAGTCGGAAGTTGACAAGCAGATTGCCATGTGTGGGAGCGTTAAATAATGAGAAAGGAGATTGTATGAACAAAGCAGACATGGAAATTACACCAGAGAGGAAAGCCAAGATTATGGACATTCTGTTAGAGATTTACGAAAGACAGGAAGGAATTAAGCTTGTGGTTAAGGACAAGGCATCATGAATAAACAGTGTGTATATGGTGTAGCAACAGGTCAGACGGTATCAGACACACATATCTGATATTCCGACCGAAATTAGATTCATTTTTGAAAGAGAGTAGAAAGAAAAATGTGCGGATTTAAAAGCGGATTGATATTGAAAAATCGTTGTGTAATAGCAGAGGGAGCAAACGACAGCCACAGTGATTTACTGGAAAGCCTTGGAATTGAGGACAACATAGAAAATGCAATGCGTGTTTTCGTGAGAGTGGAACTTTTACCACCTAACGAAGAGTGGTGGACAGATCCAGACACTTGGAAAGAAAACGTGGATCAGGACATTCTGCCAGAATGGTTCGAGAACGACAAGGATAGATATTTTGATGAGTTTAGAAAAGCTGTCAAGGACTGGTGGAAAGAACACGTCAGAATTGATGAAGAAATCGAGGAACTGAGCAGTGGATATTACAGGTTGAAACGATGCAAAGTCAAAAATATGCTAAAAGACGTGAAAGCGATGTTGGACAACTCCACGGTGCAGAATATGAGGGACAACTCCACGGTGCAGGATATGATGGACAACTCCACGGTGCAGGATATGTGGGGCAACTCCACGGTGCAGAATATGTGGGGCAACTCCACGGTGCAGAATATGTGGGACAACTCCACGGTGCAGAATATGTGGGACAACTCCACGGTGCAGAATATGTGGGGCAACTCCACGGTGCAGAATATGTGG